TATTGTTTCAACAAATACATTTGGTTTTAATTGTTCTACGGGAACATCTACTGGTACAGTTGCATATAACAAAGCATTTACGTTGTTAAGTAACACTGACTACTATGATATGAATTTACTTGTTACGCCAGGTATTATTGATAGTTTACATCCAAATGTAACTGGATTAGCAAGAACATTGTGTGAAACTCGTCAAGATACATTCTATGTAATGGATACGAATGCATTAACAGATTCAATTTCAACAGTAGTTAATCAAGTTACGTCAATGGATAGCAATTACACTGCAGCATATTGGCCATGGTTAAAAATTAATGGTGCAAACAATGTTCCAACTTGGGTGCCGCCATCAACTTTAATTCCAGGAGTATTAGCATTTAATGATACTAATCAAGCACCATGGTATGCACCAGCTGGTTTGAATAGAGGATTGATTACTGCTACTGATACTTATATTAGATTATCACAATCAAACCGAGATACATTGTATGATGCTCGTGTTAATCCTATTGCGAACTTCTTAAACGATGGAATTGTTGTATGGGGTCAAAAGACACTACAAGCTCGACCAAGTGCATTAGACCGCGTTAATGTGCGTCGTTTGTTAATTGCAGTTAAGAAATTTATTGCATCTTCAACACGCTATTTAGTATTCGAACAAAATACTACATCAACACGTAATCGTTTCTTGAACATTGTTAATCCGTATATGGAACAAGTAAGAGCAAATCAAGGTTTATTTGCATTCCGAGTTGTTATGGATCAAACAAATAACACCCCGGATTTAATTGATCAAAATATTTTATACGGTCAAATATTCCTTCAACCGACTCGTACGGCAGAATTCATTATTCTAGATTTTAATATTCAACCAACAGGTGCGTCATTTGGTAATGCATCGGCATAATATTAAATAAAAAGTATAAAAGGCAGGGTTCGCTCTGCCTTTTTTTACATTCTCGATATTTATATTAAAAATAGGAAAGAACATGGCATTAATAGATCAATTGAATCCAAACTTAGACGCTGTTTCAAATGTTGATATTTGGAATAAAGCATATTCTTGGGAACCAAAACGCCAACATCATTTCATTCTTGATATGGATGATATTCCATCTTATCTTATCAAAGCATCAGGTAAACCAACAATTACCAACACAGCTGTTGAATTAGATATGATTAACGTTAAACGTTATGTTGCAGGTAAACATGCATGGGACACCATAACTATGACATTATATGATGCAATTGTTCCATCTGGAGCACAAGCTGTTATGGAATGGGTTCGTTTACATCACGAATCAGCAACAGGCCGCGATGGTTATTCATCATTTTACAAAAAAACACTTAAGTTGCATCAACTTTCTCCATTAGGTGAAATAATTGAAGAATGGCAACTTAATGGTGCATTTATTACTAGTGCAGGATTTGGAACTTTTGATTGGTCAAGTGATGCAGTACAAGAAATTGAATTAACTATACAATTTGATTGGGCATTCTTGAATTTCTAATTCAAAATAAAAATTATATTAAAGCCCCTTAAATTGGGGCTTTTTTTATGTTCGAACATATTTATAATAAAGGTTATAAGGAATATATGAGTACACATACTACTAAAATTGATCCAAACATTATTGAATTAGCAAAACAGCGTTATGAATCAAAACAACGAAGCAAATTGCCTAGTATTATCGTTTCATTAGCCAGCGCTGGAAAAATTTATCCTGAATCATCACCTCTACGTAGCGGTCAAATTGAAATGAGATATATGACTGCATATGATGAAGACATTTTAACTAATGTTTCATATATAAAAAATGGAGTAGTATTTGATAAATTATTAGAATCAATTATTGTTACCGAAGGTGTAGATGTTCAAGAAATTTCAACATTTGATAAAAATGGTTTAATTATATATGCTAGAATATTATCATATGGGTCTGACTACCCAGTTCAAATCCAAGACCCAGTAACTGGCAACATGTTAGATCGTAGCATTAATTTGCAAAAAATTAAATTTAAACCATTTGATTTACAATCAGATGAAAATGGTGAATTTGATTATAGTATCGATGGAATTAATATTAAATTTTCATATAATATAAAAATTGATATAGCCGAAGCTTCAGTAACTAAACTTCTTGGTAGCATAATTAAACAAGTAGGCGATTCTAGAAAAACTACTGACATTGAAAATTTTATGCGTTATGAGTTATTAGCTAAAAATTCTCGAGAATTTCGAACATTTTTTATAAAAAATACTCCAGGTATTGATTTAACTCATGAGTTTGAAGGTGAAAACGGGGGCACCTTCACAACTGGGTTTCAACTTAGATCAGACCTTTTTTGGTTTTAGTCCAGAAGACCAAGTAATATTACACGACAATTTATTTAACATGATTTGGCACGGCGAAGGTCGTTGGGATTGGGATACTATTTATACGATGCCAATATTCATACGGCGCCGGTGGATGAAACATGTTACTCGTATATTAGAAGAACGTGCTGAATATCAAAAAGAAATTGCACAAGCTAAAAAAAATAAAAACAGAAAAACTAAACAAATTGCATCTCCTCCTATACAACCTAAAATTTAGTAAGTAAATATTTATATAAAAATAAGTATTTATGACTCAGCAACAACTCATACAACGTTTAAAACAACAACCTAAACAAGGTAGTACACCCAGTTGGACTACTTTCTTAAGAGACTTAGGAGCCGCTGCTACTGGTATTATACCAGCTTTAAAAGATATCACTGAAATAGTCGGCACAGAAGCAGTTGCTGCATTTGGTAAATTAGATAGCGAAACTACTAAAATTAATTTAGGTTTTAGTCAATTTGTTCAATTACAAGAAGAGGTACAAGCATCGTTAAAAGAAGTTGCCGGAGCAGCAACATACTATGAAAAAAGTTTCAAAAAAACATCAGATTCAATGGGCATTGGATTTAATGCAGCTGAACGATTAACGAGACAATTTTTAAAGATGTCACAAGATATGTCCGGCGCGTCTGAAACAACTAAAATGACTGCTGAACAATTTTCTAAATATGGTGGAATCATTAAAAAAATTCTACCTAACATGAAACAACTTGGTTTGGCAGATAACCAATTTTATCAAGGGATGATGCAAACTAATTTCTTATTAGATCAATCTATAGGATTAACTGCAGAACAAGCAGAATCATTTACACAATATGCAGCATCAAATGCTGATAATGCCGCTCAACAATTAAAATTCACACAAGCAGTCGCAAAAGCATTAGGTGATACAAATGGCGATTTAGGTTATACACAAATGATAACCGCAGGTATTGCAGAAGCTGGGGCAGATATTCAATTACAATATGGTCGATTACCTGGTTCTTTAGAACAAGCAACTATTAAGGCATCTCGATTAGGATTAAAATTAGAAGATTTAGCGGGCGCCGGCGAAGCTTTATTAGATATTGAAAGTAGTATAGGTAAAGAATTAGAATATCAATTATTAACTGGTCGTCAATTAACTAATGACCAAAATCAAAGTTTAACTAATTTATATCGAGAAGCAACATTACGTGGAGATGCAAATAAACAAGCTGATATATTAACCGAAATTGTTGAAAAAGAAGGTGATAATTTAGAAAAAAACCTGTTTGCTAGAAAGCAAATGGCTGATTTATTAGGTATTCAAGAACAACAACTTGCTTCAGCAATACAAAAACAAAAAATTATAGAAAAAGCTGGAGAAAATGGAATTAAAATTAATATATCAGATAATGGTTCAATCGCCGCAGCTGCTCAGCAGTTAGCAAACGATAATAAATTAACACAAGAAGAATTAAAACAGTTTAATGATTCTAATGACAAACGAACAACTGAAGATCTCTTGGAACAACAGTTGCAAAATTCAAATGAACAATTAGTATTACAGAAATTAAATTTTGCTAGAACTTCCACGCAAGCAATGCGTGATGATTTTACAGCAGCTGTAGAAGAAATGAAAAGAATACAACAAAACCAATCTGCCGAAGATATGAAAAGTTTAGGTGCAACTTTATTAGCAGGAAATATTGCTGGTACGGTATTCAATGCATTAAAAAATCGAGCTGGATCTGGGTTTGCAGTAAAAGCTCCAACATATAGTGCAGGTGGTACCACCGGTGGTCCGCAGGATGACCTTATTGCAACGCCGACGGGATATGGCGATCGCATACTGCTAGCAGGAGAAGATACGTTTGCATTGAATAACGATGACACAGTTGTTGCAGGAACTAATTTATTTCCAAAATCTAATTCTGGAAATTCTAATTTAGCATCGAAAATAGATGAGATGATTGCAGAAATACGAAATCAAACACGCATATTATCAAAACGAGATAACACATTTGGTGCTGGTATAAACAGTGCATATTATGGATAGGAAAAACAATGAGTAACCCAACATTAGGAGCAGGACAACAATTTACGGGGCCATTTAATATACTGCCAGATACGCTACAAACCAATCCTACTACACAAAATAATTCACAATTTACCCCATTTTATGATATTATAACTACTACAGAAACTAATTTCATATCAAACCCACCAAATCCAACGTTAAATGCAACACAACAATTTACGACCCCATTTAATATACTACCGGATACGCTACAAACTAATCCAACTGTTGCATATTCATCGCAATTTAGTCCTGCTAGCAATATAGGTGTAACAATTGGCATTGGCAATCCAATATTAGGTTTTGCTCCACCAATACAACAATTATCTAATCCGACGATTTTTGATCCAGGTGCGACTCAACAGTTAACACAAACGCCTTATATACCAGCAGCTGGTTATGTAGGCAATCCATTTGACTCGCCAATATCATATCCATCATATGCACCAATATTAGCGCCAGCAGGTACAAGATTATTTCCAGAATCATTAATACAAGCTCCATTAAATGTAACTGGCAGTTTTACAAACTTAACTAATGATAAATTTTTAAGAAATAGTTTTGGTTATGCTAGCAGCATTGCAGCTGGAGCGTTAGGATTTCCACAAATAGGACAAAGTGCTCAAAAAGTATTTAATACTGCAATTGATAGCAACGGAGTACTTGATAATACATATTTTACATTACCTTTTGATCAATTAACTAATAAATTAAATTACAGCGGAGATATAATTGATATCACTAATTCAGTTGGTAATTTATCACCATATCCAGATTTTCGAGCAAAACGTTTTGCAAGTTCCTTTGCTAATCAAAATGCAAATTTACTTGTAAAAATAGGTTCAGCTATTGGCAATGCTAGAAAAGATGGTGCAGCTGCATCAATACGTCCGGGCCTTGCAAGTGGAAGAGCTGGACTTTATGCTGGAACGTCATTATCGCCAGCCGGAGCTTATGCATTATTTAATTTAAATGGTGTTGGTCAATTTGGTTATGGTTGGGGCGATCATGACAATAAATTTGCATTACGAAGTGATTTTACATTGCGTAGTCAAGTAAATACAGAATGGAGACTTAATGCGATTCAAGGAAATAAAGGAAAATTTGCTAGAACAAATTTCCCATTAGAAGTTGTAACACCATTTCGCGGTGATAAAGTTACTGTTATCGATTTTGGAAAACGTTTATTAAAAAATGCATATCAATGGAAACCATCACCTGGACTAGATTCTGAAACTTCACCTGTACCTAAAACATCATTAACTAAAGACTTTATAAAATTTTTCTTAACAGGACCAACGTTAACTGCAAAAAATTTAGTTGATGGCGGCGGCTCTGATGACATCATTGTATTTAGAGCGGTATTGACTAGTTTGGCTGATTCATTCTCACCATCGTGGACAGACGTAAAAATGATCGGACGCGCCGATCCAAATTATCAATATACTGGATATGGAAGATCTTTAAGTTTAGGATTTGATATTGTTATAACCGACCGTGATGAAATCAAACCAACATGGAGAAAATTAAATGCACTTGCTGGTTATTGTGCACCTAAATATGATCCTACATCTATTGCGTTGGTAGGCCCATGGATGCGAATAACATTAGGAGATTTATTTCATCAGACAGCAGTAGTTATGACTTCATTGAGTTATACATATGACTTAGATCATTCATGGGAAATTAATATCGAAGGCGATAGAGAAATGTTCGAAACACCTAGAAAAATTTCTGTAAGTTGTGACTTTAATGTTATTACTGATTCATTACCTCAAAATAATGGCCGTTTCTTTAGTTTAGCTAAACAATATAATGATGATAACATTCCGAAACAAAATAATGATAACTGGTTAAGTGATTTTGAATCTAATATACCAGATGAAGATTTCAATCAAGGTAGAACTAGAGGTAGATAATTAATAATATGGAAGACTAATTAAAATGTCAAGTAGATATGCATCAGCAACACAACTAAAAAATTCTATAGGAAAACGGCGACTATCATCAGTGATAGTTCCAAATATTCCTGTATCACCAAATGATGTTTATATACAAACAACATCGGTTGAACGATTAGATAAATTAGCAAGTAAATTTTATCAAGATGCAACAATGTGGTGGGCAATAGGTGTCGCAAATGGCTTAGGTAAAGGCACATTGATTATTCCACAAAATACTACAATACGAATACCAGATAAAAATATTATACAACAAGTTATAATTGAAATAAATAATTCACGATGAACATATTTTATTCACAAGTAGATGATGCAGTTCAAACAGAACTAAATGCTCGAGGTCTTTCGGGACGAAATCGAACAACTAAAGATTTAAATTTTATGTTAGGAAAAATTGCTAATGTAAAATTAACTGCATATACATCCGGATCTGCAGATCCCGGAACAGAATATCTCGGAGAATATGGAGTTCTAGGAGGAAGAAACGTACGATCTGGCAGATATTTACCATCTGGACCTGGCGGATTTTTAACAAATCCTACATATACAAAAACTGAAATTGATTATGACGCAAACGGAGATGCATATCTTAAGGAAACTAGAAATAATAACGACTTTTCTAGAAGAATAGGTCCAATAATTACTGCAGTAAGTATTGATATCGGTGATCATTCAATGGGTTTATTAAATAAAGCAACTATTAATATTTCAATTCCAAACCCAACACGCGACTTAGATCCAATTGAAGAAGTGTGGTTTTATCCAGGCCGTTACGTTAAAATTGATATAGAACACCCAAATTCTGCTGTAATTACGGGAGCAGATACGAATCTTATTTCTACAGGATCTTTATTTGGTTCATTATCAGAAGAAGTAATCAATGAAAAATTAAAGAAAATGTATCCAACGTTGTCTAATTCTTTATCGGAATTTAAAAGAGAAATACGTAAACTTAATAAATTTTCATTTCAAGGTTTGATAACATCTTTTGATTTTTCATATACAACAGAAGGTTCGGTAGATGCTACAATTTCATTAACTGGTACTAGTAATACATATACCGATGTATCCATGTTAATGAATCCAGATGCTAAAAAAACTGAACAGACAAAAGCTGTAGAATATAATACTGTAGCAGTTAGCACTACAAATGAATTAGAAGCTCAAGGACAACCTGCTGGATCAACTGAGTTTTATGGACAGTTATACAACGAATTTGAACGTGTCCGAAATAAATTTAAAGATGTTAAAAAACTTACAAATGACCCAGAATTATTAATACCATTTACAATTGATAATGTTGTCACGAAAGCAACTGATCAATTTATTTTATATGGACAATTATATCCAAATGTACAACTACCAAAATTTCAACGAGCTATATTTGTAGCTGACACTGGATCTACTGTAAGTGTAGCTGATCAACAAACTCAATTTAATCAACAACAAGCAGCCGCAGAACAAGCATTTAATGATAATCCAAAACGTCAAACATACGTTGAAGTTCAACGTTATATAACATTAGGCGCATTAATAGAATTTA